GCTACCTATTTCCGCTTTAGCTATTGACTTTTGCCTAAAAGTATGATAAAATATATGGTATTCTTTAGCTATACAGGTCCACAGCGGCTCCAGCTACAGCCTAACGACAACTGCTGACAACAACAACACAGCCGAAAGGCCTTACGACTACAGCCGACAACCACTGACCACCTGTATAGGTAGCGTAATGTAGCTTTACGTAGCATAACGTAACGTAACTTAAACACTCAAACAAGGAATTTGTGTATGAGTGAAGATGTGAGACAAGGCGCTGTGTCAAAAGCAGGGCGGTCACAAGCGACCGTAGGGCGCCCCTCTAAAAAAGCACTCCAATCGACAAAAGACCTTAGTAAGCGGCAGCAAGCCGCAGCATTAAAAGAGTTTAGGGCACGTTTGTTGTTAAACCCAAAATCCCCTAAGCTCATTGAGAAGTTGTTTGATATTGCTTTTGATGATGAGCATAAACAGCAAGCCGTAGCAATGAAACTATTGGCGGATCGCCTTATGCCCGTAGCGGGATTTACGTCAGATGGTAAGCAGCAAGCTCAAGTGTCAATTAACATTAGTGGTATTGGCGCTCCGCATAGCTCTGTTACGATTGATGGAAATGCTGAAGGTGTCGAAGAGGCTGAATACAGTGAATAGTTTGTTAGCAAAGCGTGTCGAAGCGGCCGCTAAGCACTACGGCTACACTGAGCCGCTTGAGTCTGGTATGGTTCTTCTTATTGAAGAAGAGGGCTTTGTGCCAGAAGTGTATGAAGATGATGTTGGTGTAAAGACTGAAGGGGTTGGCGCTACGGCAGAGAATATGGGGAAGTGTTTCTTTACGGAAATCTACCCGAAGTATGTCGCTAGGGCCGCAGAGCGTGTGCAAGGTTATTACGGCTTGTCAGAAGAGCTACGTAACGCCATCCTCTCAGCGGTGTATCGTGGCGACCTAGGCCCTAAGACCGCTGCGCTGCTCTCTGAGGGCCGCTATGCAGCAGCAGCAGAAGAGTACCTTGACCACGCAGAGTACCGCAGACGTAAAGCAGCAAACCCTGACGATGGTGTTGTGAAGCGTATGGAACGCAACGCTGCCGTAATGGCAGCAGCAGGAGGCTCCCATAGCTAACATAGACCTATCGCTTATACCGTGGCAGCAAGAAGTCTATGAAGACTCTAGCCGCTTTAAGGTTGTAGCTGCTGGCCGACGCTGCGGCAAGAGCCATCTCGCTGCCATATCGTTGATTGTGTCAGCGCTTAACGGTCAGCCGGGAAAGGTGTTTTACGTTGCACCAACGCAGGGCATGGCACGTGACATCCTGTGGGAGAAGATATTTGAGTTAGCTGGAGAGATTGTCGAGAATAGCAACATCAACAATCTAACCATCACGCTCGCTGGCGGCAACACCATATACTTAAAGGGTGCTGACCGCCCCGACACCCTACGGGGTGTGTCCTTAAAGTATTTGGTTATGGACGAGTTGGCGTTCATGAAGCAAGACGTATGGGAAGCTATCCTACGTCCAGCGCTCTCAGACCTTAAAGGCAAAGCGCTGTTCATCGGAACGCCTGAAGGCCGCAACCACTTCTACGATATGTGGATGGGAGGCTACTCCGGGGCGTGGGACGATTGGTCTGCGTGGCAGTTTACGTCACGGGACAATCCGTTCCTTGACAGCAAAGAGATTGACCATGCGGAGGCTACGCTGCCCCGCTGGGCTTTCAACCAAGAGTACATGGCTAGCTTTGACGCTCAGGGCAGTGAGTTCTTTAACGCTGATGAGTTTATGTATTATGACGAAAAGCCAAAAGACTTGCCGGGAGATTATTACATTGCGGTTGACTTGGCTGGCTTTGAGAGTGATAGAGGGAACAAAACAAAGCGCCGAGACAATAGTGCCATTGCTGTGGTGTTTGTAGACGAGAATGGCGTATGGTGGGTTGAGGATATACAGTTTGGGCGTTGGACGCTCGACGAGACCGCAGAGCGCATTTTTAAGGCCGTTGAGCAGTACAGGCCACCCTCTGTAGGGGTCGAGAAGGGAATCGCTCAGCAGGCCGTTATGGGGCCTCTCAGCGACCTTATGCGGCGTACGGCACGTGTGTTCCGTGTTGAGTTGCTGAGCCACGGCAATCAGAAGAAGCAAGACCGTATTCTGTGGGCACTACAGGGCCGCTTAGAGCATAAGCGTATTCGCTTTAAGCATGGCGCTTGGAACACTGCGCTAGTTGATGAGGCTTCAGCGTTCCCGTCACAGCTAGTGCATGACGATTTGCTTGACGCCTTGAGCTATGTAGACCAAATGGCTGTAGTGCCGTACATGGCTAACATTGATGTTGATGACGAATACGAACCGTATGACGCCGTAGCGGGTTACTAGTTTGGGCCGTAACGCTTAAACCAAAAGGGACACATAATGAAAGAAGCAATCTTTATGCAAGACACTACGTTCGGCACGGAGCAAGACCTTGCCGAATGGGTGGTGAGTCGTTGCAATACGTGGCGTGACTTTTACGAAAGCAACTACGCTGAGCGTCACGAAGAGTATATGCGTATTTATCGTAGCCAATGGTCTGCTGAAGATGTGGAGCGTAGCTCTGAGCGTTCGAAGCTTATTGCCCCTGCTACGGCTCAAGCAGTAGAGTCTAACGTTGCGGAAGTCGAAGAGGCTACGTTTGGACGCGGCAAGCTATTCGACATCAAAGACGACTTCAACGATCAAGACCCTCGCGACATTGCTTACCTACGCACTAAGCTGCATGAAGACTTTAGCTTGGCCCGTATTCGTTCTTCTGTAGCCGAAGTGTTGGTTAATGCTGCTGTGTTTGGCACTGGTATTGGCGAAGTGGTTGTAGAGGAGTTGAAGGAGTATAAGCCTGCTACGCGTCCGTTAATGGATGGCGATATGCAAGAGGTGGGCGTTAATGAAGTGTATCGCCCTATCGTCAAGCTAAACCCCGTGCAGCCCCGCAACTTCCTCATCGACCCAAACGCTACGTGCATTGACAATGCGCTTGGCTGCGCTATTGATGAGTTTGTGTCTAAGCATATTGTTGACGAGCTGCAAGAGTCTGGTGTGTACCGTGACGATGTGTACGTAGGCACTGCGCCCGCAGACGAAGAGATTGAACCCGACCCGTACATTGACTCCGTAGCGCAGGACCGCGTACGCCTAACCAAATACTATGGCAAAGTGCCCCGTGATTTGCTGTTAGCAGAAGGCGTGTCGGAAGACGAGATTGCAGAAAAAGGCAGCTACGTTGAGGCTGTAGTTGTTATTGCTAATGAGGGTACGCTGCTAAAAGCTATCCCGTCCCCGTATATGTGCCAAGATCGCCCTGTCGTAGCGTTCCAATGGGATATTGTACCTAGTATGTTTTGGGGTCGTGGTGTATGCGAAAAAGCTTATATGTCACAAAAAGCGCTAGACGCCGAGCTACGGGCACGCATCGACGCCCTCGCCCTTACTACGCACCCCATGATGGCCGTAGATGCTACGCGTATACCGCGTGGTCACAAGCTTGAAGTTAGACCTGGTCGTATGCTGCTGACGAACGGCTCGCCGTCTGAAGCGCTGCTGCCGTTTAAGTTTGGACAGCTAGACCAAATAACCTTTGCGCAAGGCGCACAGCTACAGCAGATGGTTAGCCAAGCGACGGGCGCAGCGGAAGCTAACGCTGGTATGGTGCAGAACGATGTAACGGCTGCTGGCATGTCCATGACGCAAGGCGCTATTGTCAAGCGTCAGAAGCGTACGCTAGTTAACTTCCAAGAAAACTTCTTGATTCCGTTTGTGCGCAAAGCAGCGCACCGCTACATGCAGTTTGACCCTGAGAACTATCCTGTTCGGGATTACAAGTTTGTGCCCTTCAGCTCCCTTGGCGCTATGGCCCGTGAGTATGAAGTGTCTCAGCTTTCACAAATCCTGCAAGTGGTTCCGCCTGAGTCGCCTGCACACGGTGCCATCATTAAAGGCATCATCGACCACCTTAACGTCACCAACCGTGACGAGCTTATTGCTGCCATTGAGGCTGGCAATCAACCTAACCCAGAAGCTCAGCAAATGGCTATGGCGCAGCAGCAGGCGCAGATGGCTGTGCTACAGGGACAAGTACAGCTTCTGCAAGCACAGGCCGCAGAGTCTCAGTCGCGTGCTAACAAGTACAATACGGAAACGCAGCTTGCACCCACTGAGCTTACGCTTAAGTACAGCGATCAGAACAACGACGGCGTAGCAGACAAAGACTTTGAGCGCCGCGTTAAGATGGCGGAGCTGCTGCTTAAAGAGCAAGAGCTTCGTGTTAAGCAAACCAATGAA